AGACGGAGTACCTGTTGATGTTTTGTCTGGAATTACAGCATAATCACTATATGAATAACGAGTTAGCTCAATATCAGTAGAGCTTACTGTAACAGTCACATTCATAATATCAAGTGCGTTTGCATCTAATACATATGTAGCGGTAGATGCTACAGTAGAAATTGAATCCTTCTCAGAAATAAATGCAAAGAGATTCCTGTTGGAAAATTCTCTGAACAGAAGGTTTAAACTTCTACGCGCTGATTTAAGCTCATGACCAGTTGGTGTAAGGACTCCAAGTGGCTCATAGGCTTCAGCAATAATGTCATCCACAGTAAGATTGAATGTAGATGTTCCTGAAGTCGCCATTTAAAATTCCTTATTGAGAGTTGACTTTCCTCATTTCGAGGATAATCGTATAACGGTCACCAGATGCAGCACCAACGGTGGTAAACTTAATGTTACCATTCTTTCCAGCACCAGCATTATTCTTAATTCCACCAAAACGTGTAAAGTCAAAATTCATGTTGTTGTCTGGCAATGTGAGAGCTACTACAGGCGTAGTTGCATCAAAAAGAATATCTACACCCATACCCTGATTCATAAAATCGACTCGTTCAATGTACAATTCGTCGCAAAGATAGGTAGATGCAGTAACCTTTGTCACGGCGGCTTCACCAACACCATCAGAGATATTGGTGAACTTTATAATAAGACGTGTCTTGTTATCAAGGATAACCTGAGAAGTTACTGCATCTGCCATTTTGTTTTCCTATCTTATATTACGAAACTGCAGCACTGAATGGCGTAATAACACTGCCCGAACCGAGCAAGTTAGCACGAACCACAAAGATACCAGAAGCGACATCGGTTACCTCAATGTACGAACCAGCAAGGCCACCTTGCGTAGAACCGTTCATTGTAAGCGTGTCAGATGCTGGAAGCGTACCGAAGCTAACGCCAGTCGTACCAGCAACACTTGCTGTTCCAACCATAACGTCAGTGGCATTTGCCACCTTAATGATATCACTGTTGCTTGTTACGCTAACTGTTACAAGGAAACGATACATAGCATTTGTACCAGTTGCTGCAGGAAGAGTAACAGTCGTGCCTGAAGCAACACCAAGATTGATGATACGACCGCTATGTGATTCCTGCGTAACAGCAAGAGTAGCGGCTTCCGTCAAAATATTTGCGTCAGTGCCTGTAATAAATCCAGCCTTAGATGTAACTGGACCTGAAAAAGTAGTCGAACCCATTGTAGTCTCCTATTGCGTTAAATTGTACTGTCTCGCAAAGTCAGCCAAGGCTGTCAGTACAAGTTGAAAAAGGGGGAGAGATTTTTCCCTCCCCCTGTAGCCTATTAGACGCCCGGCGAACCGTAGACGGCACGTGGGTTAGACCAACCGAACGAATACCGCTCAGAAGCCTTGTAACGCACGTTGCCCGACTCAAAGTCACCTTCCATTGCCGTCTTAAGCGCACGACGCTGGAACATCTTCATGCCGTCTGGGCAGTCAGTCTTGATGAACCACGCATCTGGATCGGTGAGGTAGTTGTTGACGGTGTAGCCACCACCAATAACGCCAGTCGAAACGATTGCGTTGACATCATTGTCTGCAGAACCCGGACGATATTCCGTCTTGAGGAGACGCTCTGCAACGAACGTCAATTCATTAGGAATGATCAGACGGGAAGCCTGAAGAGCGATTGGAAGGCCACGATCATCGACGAAATCGCCGATTGAGATCAAAGCATTTTCCAGTGCCGTTTCAGAGATGTCTGCAGCAGCGCGGTTCGACAGTGTACCACCACCCCAGAGAGGGTGATCAGTGGCGCAGAGAGTCTTACCATCGCCACCCGTGTAGCCAGACGCAGCGAAGGCGTTGTTCAGCACAGATGCTGCCTTAACCTGCTTCGAATGGGCCATAGAACGGGCAAGAGCCTTCGTGTAGCGAGTTGCAAGAGAATCATAGAGATTATCTTCCATTGCCTCTTCCGTGATCTGGAAGCCGAGGGCAATCGTCTCATGGTTGTAGCGAGACACCCACGATTCAGCAGCTTCGTCATAGGAAATTCCCTGACCTTCTGCCTTCGTAGGAGCAGCACCAAAACCGACGATCAACACTTCTTCTTCAAAAGCACGATCAGAGGTCATTGCGTCGAAAATCGCAGCGTGTTGATTTTCATAACGCTTATACTCAATGCCAAAGAGAGCATGGAGGCCGGGTTCAAGTTCCCGGAGGATTTGTGCGCGATTAATCATTGTTCATTCTCCCTATTAACGAGCATACAGGTGTTCGTTGATCAAGACGATCACTTCTGCCTGTGTACCATTTGCTGTTCCAAAAGCGGCTCCCGGTGCTGGTACAAGACCAATCAAACGGAACCCAGCGTCAGTGCCGACAGTGGATGTATCAAGCATCGCACCAGACACGCCAGTGATGTCACTTGCAGTACCAGCGACATGATCGCCAGTCGTGCCAACATCAGCCTGTGTCAAGTAGTCTGAAACACCATCGTCATAGCAGGAGAACAAGATATCAGGATCATCATAGACAAAAGCCTTGATGTTTGTTGCACTTGCTTCACCAGTCCAATAGCGAGAGAACTTCGTCTCACCTGCGGAGTTGACATAAGAGACACCTCCGAAGATACCAACCATAGTGTCACCAGCCGCTGCAAGGTTGATATAACCCGAAACGATTTTTACTGGAGCACCAGTGTGGATTTTAGTCGTGTACGAAGCAGAAATAAGATATTCCTGTGCGCGAATTACACCACCCGAAAGGTGGCGGTGGGGCTTAAAGCCATAAGCAGCCATTTTTTAACTCCTAGTTAGCTGTGGCCCCGAAATTAAATTAATCATCAAATTTATTTTTCCGAGTGCCACGAGTTGAGGTTGATTTACGCTCCCTCAATAAAGGCATAGAAGGGTGCTGTTCGCGCATCATATCGTTGTCAACTGCTTCTTCTTGAGTACTAGTCTTTCCAGCATAATAATCTCTACGAGATTCATTATTCTCAAAGCTGTTCTTCATGAGAACCAAATCACCGATACCAATTGCTCCAGTGTACTTTCCATCCCCTACAGAAGGACCATCAAAACCGGAATGTTCGTCCTGCATAACAGGAACCCAGCCTTCCCGGCGACGGCTGGATAAATTCTTAGCGTCATCTTCGTTTCGAATTGCTACTCGAATCCAACGATATTCAACATCGTCACTGTTAGGTGTAGGCATATCAAGGACGGAAGGTGGACGGTAAGTCTTCTTGCGAGAAATCTCATCTCGTGTTTTACGGGCTGGTTGCATTTCAATATCCCTTATTTTAAATAACGCGCATATTCGGCAAGTGGAACGCCAAGCTTATTTGCCATCTGTACTTGTGATGGAGAAAGCTTTATTTGGCGGCTAGTGGAGCCACGCGAAACCCCAGCTACTTGCTGCGAGGATGATTTAACTCCTGCTTTAGGTGCTTCCTTCTTTGCAAGGGAAGGAAACTCTTTATAAAGCCGATTATTAAGTTCCTCGTAATAGTCATCTGAAGAAGGATCAAAACCTTCCGACTTCAGACTCGCATCAATGGCATAGGCAGCACCTGTCTTTGCGACATCCTTACCAAACCATTCATTCTTTGAAGCCCAATCAACGGCACGTTCATCTGGTCCGTTTGATCTTGGCCTCTGTACAGGCTCTTCTACAGCGGCTTCCCGCTTAAGACGACCCTTAAATCCCTCAATGTCACGAAGCTCTGCCTTGAGATCTGTAAGTCGGTCAGTAGCCCTGAACATCTCGTCAGTGTCACCACTGTCATAAGAGTTCTTGTAAATAGTCTGGATTTTCTCAAACTCAGACTTAATGGCCTCTTCACGAGCAGAAAGTGCAGCCTCGTTAGACCTGATCAAATTAGTATGGGTTTCTTTATAAGATCCCATGACTTCGTTTAAACGGTCTTCTAGTTCTTTGTTCTTACGTTCAGCCTCTCGGCGTTTCCAAACTTCTTTTGAAATACGCTTACGAACACGTTCACCGTACTCGTCGAGATCTTCATTGTCAGAATCTTCGTCTGAAGTATCCGCAGGTTTCTTATCTTCCTGCTTTACTTCTTCCTTGTCTTCTGGTTCTATCTTAGATAGCTTGTCGCGAAGTGGTTCTGTTTCGAGAAACGGAGCCTTGTCGTCAAGCTCAATAATAGTGTCTTCTGTGTCAGTTTCTAACTGCATGGTACTCCCCATGTGATAAAATTGCAAGAGGTAACGTTATACCCGCTTGATCTTTGCCTTGATTTCTTCTGGAATGACTGCAAGAATTTCTTCGTCATTCATGAGACGATATTCCTTGCCATCAAGTTCGATGCGTGAACCAGCATAACGACCAAAGATTACGTGATCACCAACTGCTGCCCAAGGATCATTCATGCCAAGGTCTGGACGATTGTAGGCAAGACTTCCTAGCCTTACGATCTTTCCAACACTTGTAAGGTTTCGCTCATTTGATTTAGCCATATCAGGGATATGGATTCCACCAGCAGTGACATTCTGGATGTCAGAAACCTCAATAAGAATACGCCAACCACATGGCGTAGGTAAAAGTTCTTTACTCATCTTCTTCGTTCACCTTGACTAGAGATTTAATCGAGTCTATCGACATGTTTAAACCCTTGAGAACGCCAATTCTGAACCTGTAATCTTCCATTGAGGAAACGTTTCCTGAGTAAACAGACTCTTGCTGACCAGTAATGTCTTTGCGAATTCTTTCAAGCAAGTAATAAACAAATGTCTCTACGTCAGTGTTTTTATTCATCTGAAATAGAATCATTTATTGCTTGGTGCATCAGATGTTGAAGCACACTAATTCCAAATACGTATTCCTTTAGGTCAACAGTAGAACCAAAGTTTATTAGATTACCTTCTGTAGTACGGGCTATGCCGACTATCCAGCTAACAGGACCAACAGAGTCTAAACCCTTAATAAGATCTTCCTTGATCTTTTCATGGTTCTCTTGTTCTGTCTTAGGCTCTTCTTTTGGAACTACTTTAAGTTGAATTACAGTATCCGTCATTTTGTTCTCACGTTTTAACACTATATATCAAGTAATCATATAGTATTTTAAACGCAATACTTTGGCTAACGAAAGTATATACTGTATTAACGCTTTTTCTTCTTACCAGCAGCTTGTAGTGCGATAGCAACCATTTGCTTACGTGACCGAGGCTTTCCACCCATGCCACGTTCTTTGCCAGTCTTCTGATTATCGCGCATCAGTTCCCTGATGTTTTTAGATACATCTTTACCCAAGGGCATTATTTCATCTTTCCCTTAACCATACCGCCATAACGCATCATCTGATCCGACATTGGAGGCATTGGCATCTGTGGCGACATAGCCTTCTGCATGGGCTTAGGAGCCATTGCAGGACGAGCCTTACCACGGAGTGTCTTTGGTGCTTTACCCGTCTTAGCAGCCATCCCTGCCTTACCTGCGACCATCATACTGTCGTCGGCGTTGGCAACCATACCGCCACGCTTGTAACCCTTACCAGTGACGCAACCGCCACCCTTCATTGCTTTACCCATTCCACGCACTTTACGTACTCCCTTTTCGATTTGATGAGACATTGAACTACGATTGATCATCGTTAGCCTTTTTTACGATTCTTCTTTTGAGACTGTGGTACAGATTTACCTTTAACAGAGCCGCCCTTTTTAAAGCCGCGCATTGGTGGACGTGGACCACCCATACCACTACCTAGTGCACCAGAACCCGGCATTGGCATAGCTGGACGTGGACCACTCGCCGGAAATGTATTAAGCCCAGCACCAATCATACCAGCCATACCACCCTTTACAGGATTACCAGACCCACTACCCCCAAAGCCACTAAAACCAGCACCACCAGCACCAGCACGTGGAGGCATTGGAGAGCGTGGAGGCATATTTGCAACCATTCTTGGATCAGCTATTCTCATATTATTCCCCTAAAATATTTAAACTACGATTTATCACGATTAGCACTTCCATCTTTTACGAGCTTGTCTAAGACGACTATTCGGATTGTTTGCTGCTTCTGGAAAGTCGCGCATCTGACCAGCAGATCTAGCGCAATAAGACTTCCTACGTTTTGCACGAGCAGGACTTGGATCAGATTCAGTTACGGCAGTTTTTAGTTTAGATCCGGGGTTAGCACGACGATATGCTTTAACACCCTTCTCAGTCATACCCGCACCAGACTTCGTAGGAAGGAAATTACCAGACTTAACTGATGTCTTAATACCCATTCCCTTTTTACGCATTAGTCACCTGCGGTATTTTTAATAAGAACAAAGATAAACATACTTGAACAAGCGTTATTATTTCCAGTGCCTATAGCCTGTGCTTCTAATGTAGTCTTTTCCGGGACAGCAAGTGGAAACTCAAAAACGTAGTCTGCTACACTGTTATTCACAGTAGTAACAGCAGCAGTGCGACGGATATCATCTGTTCCGCGAGTCATTAAACGACCTGTTACTGGACCTGTTCCTGATGCTTGACCAGACGAGAATAATCCCTGTGTTATATAAGCGGTATATCCTGCTGGAACTGTAAAACTTCCTGTGATACGAGAGTTATAATTAAATTGAATAACGTCATAAACTGTTGCTGGGACACCCGCTGTCACAGTGCCAGTACCAAAATAAATAGTTCCGGCAGCAGAATCCAAAGATCCAGCAGTAACAACATAGCAGTTATTTATATGCAGATATGAATTTGTAGTTGTGACAGCAGTTTGACCATTTAGTGTCACAGTTTCTGAAATTACATTGTGATTTGTATCCAGTCCTTCAAGATAAACGGTTCTTGCACCAGTTCCATTAGATGAATCATCAGTACTACTTGAACTTACTGATAATTGTAATGCTGCTGCTGGAAATGCAAGAATTCCACCATGAGGCCACACTGTTTCAAGATCAGTGTCTAGGTCAGAGTTATAACCAAAGACAACATAGCTTTGATGCCACGGGATTTGACCACGAGCTACTTGAAGCTCAAACGGCTCTGTTTTACCTGTTTTAGTAATAGATGCTGGTGCAATACTCATTATTGAGTTCCTCTATTTGCTATAACAGTTGCTAGGTCTGCCCTCATCTGCTCACGATCAAGCTGTCCTTTTTGCTGCAGCTTTGCAACTTCAATGGAAAGCTTGTCTTGATGTTCCTGATTCTTCTGAGCTAGTTTCTGCTGATCATTTTGTACGTCTGCTTGTAACTTAGCACCATCTAACTGCAGTTTTGCTTGTGCCATTTGCATTGCTGGATCTTGTGCAGCCTGTTGCTGCTGCTGCATCTGAGCCATTTGTGCAGCCTGTTGAGCCAACTGTTGCATTGCCAAAGCTTGTTTCTGTGCAATGAACGTCTCGACTTCAGGATTAAGAGTAACGTATTCATCATCCTTCGAAGGATTAGACTTATCGTAGTCAGGAGCAGGGTTAAGATTTATGTTGGAAACTGCTTCTACCTGTTGACGAATCATGTAAGCTTGGTGCTCTGCGACGTGTGCCAAGAGCATTGGTATTACCTGTTGCAGTGCAGGATTCTGCATTGCCATTCCCTGCACAATCTGTAGCTGTGCCATATGAGACTGTGCATGAGCATTATGATCCTGATACGCATAAGCCTTGATAGGATTACCGTTCATGACCGTGAATAGCTCTGTCGCAGGGTCCATTGGCTTGGCTCCACGTTCTGGAGCGAGTACTTCTTCAATGTTCAAAGTACCAAGTGCTTCGTGCATACGCCTGACAGCTACACGAAGATCATGCTGCTGTGGAAGTTGCGTAGCCAACTGCAAC